TTTTCTAATAATACTAAAGTACTTATTTTACAGCAATCATCATATATATTAGGGTCATAGTATCCCCATTTATCTACTCTTTCAGATCTTATTATTTTACTTTCATGCAATCCAAATTCACCTTTATCTATAGGATTTCTGTGGATTTTATATTTTCCCATTACTGTTTCAGCATAATTAATAGAAGCTATAAACATAGGATTTATTTTATATTTATTTGAATATTTATATATTATTTCTAATTTTTCTTTAGATAATAAAGGAAGATTAAATATAGGACTTTCTTCTGGGCCACTATTATAACAAGGATAATATTCTATATCGGAAGTATTAAATCCATAAAATGGAACTCCTGAATAAAATAAAAAAATTGATAAAATAAAAAATAAATATTTCATTCATACCATTCCTTTAGATATTTATCTGCCAAATCTATATGAAAATGTTTAGGATATTTTTTATGCATAATATTAGCACATTTAGCACATAAAAATCCTCCAGATTCAAAACAATAGAATTCTATTTTATTACTACATGGACCTTCTTTATTCCATAATTCACAATGAGTAGGCTTTCCCTTTCTTAATAATTTAATTAAATGATTTATATTACTTTTTGTTTTTCTAACTTGTTTTTTATTTTTAGTAGACATTGTCTTATCCATTCTCCTGATGTATTTAATTCTTTTCCTATATCTCTAAGACTATATTTATTGTATCTCATTATTAATATTTTTTTATCCCTTTTGTTTTTTATTTTTTGTAAACAATTATATAATTCTGTATTATTTAGTGCTTCTATTTCTACATTAATTCTATTATCTTTTATTATGTCTACTAATTCTTTATTATCATTTTCTGTTATTTTTTCATTTAAAGAAATATTTATAAAAGGACAATGTCTTTTTATTCTATATGGATAAATATTAATATAATATTTTACATCTTGTGATATTACTTTTACAGCGAAAGGACCCCAATTTTTTCCTTTATGTATATCATTATTAAAATTTCTATATGCTTTTAATAATGCAATATACCCTTCTTGAATTATATCTTCATAATCATCTCTATATTTATATTTTCTAATTACTTTAAAAACAAGTCCTTTATTTTTTTCAATTATTTCTTTTTCTTTTACTTTATTAATTTTTTTCATACTATTTTTTAAATTCAGTAGAATATAATACTTCAATAGTATTCCAATCAATAATAACTATAGGATTTTTAATACCTTTTCTTTTATGTACTATCATCCAATAAGTTCCTTCTATTTGATTATTTTTAACTTGATTAATAGTATCTATTAAATTTAGACTTTCACTATTTTTACATTCTATAGAAAAAGGAAAGTCTTGTAAAGCTTTCCCTCTTAAAATAATATCATTTCCATGCTGTCCCATTTCCCTACTATGTATTAAACATTGATCATCTGATTGATTATAAGGTATATTAAGTAATTCTGATATTTTAGTACATACCCAATATTGTAAATTTCTTCCTTTAGCCTTTCTAGAAGATATTTTAATTGGTTTTTTATTTTCTATTTTATCTAATTTTTTATATAATTTATTTACTTTTCCATAACTCCAAGATTTTATTAATTCAACTTCTTTATCAGTTAAAGTATATTGTTTACTCCCCATCTTCTTTTCCTATAGTAATTTCAAAATAATAAATAATCCATTGAATAGAAATATGAAAATGCCAATTAAACTTTTTATCTTTCTCATTATCCCAATTATGATTATGCAAGTATATAGCAAAAGAAGGGATAATATCAATTTGTCCTTTATATTCTCCTATATCAACATTTATCATTCACTAACTCCTTTATATATTCTTCATTAATAATTTCAAAACCTAAAGCAGTAAAAAAGTTTAAATCTTCCCCATATAAAGCTTCTATACAATCTAATATAGAAATGCCTTTAATTTTTAATTCATTATATGTTTTCCATACTTCATATAATTCTTTTTTATTTATTTTTCCTATTAATTGTTTACATACTTTGGAGGTCGTTTTGTCCTTATACTCTGCTCTATTTCTTCCCATTTTTGTTTTACCTTTATTTTTAATTCTTTTTCTAATGAGTTATCTTGTATATACTGAATCATATCTTTTAATTTATATTCTTTTTCATCCCATATACATTTAGTTGATAAACTAGCTTGTCCTGTAGGAGTAAGTGCATCATATAAAAAGTTTACATTAGTAGCTATATTATCTACTCCATAATCAAATAAAATATTTATAAAACACTCTCTATAAGGTCTAGGTGTTTTACTTTTTGTTGTTTTAGCTTTTATAGTAGCCCCTATAGTTCTATCTTTTACTTTTAATTTTTTAGCATTAGCAAGCCATATAACACTATGGGCATAAAAATCTAGAGCCTTTCCTCCTGACCGTATATATTTTTCAAAAGACATTGGGTTAATATTTTCCCTTACTTGGGATATAATAATTAAAGTAGCATTTTTACTTTCTAATAAATTTGCTATATTTGGAAAGAACTCTTGTGATAAATATTTTGGCTTCCCAGTTCTATATGATCCTTTATCAAATTCTTTTCCTTTTTGAAAAGCTTTATATCTTTCATTAGCTATTTCATTTCCTTCTATAGAATCTAATCCATCTAAAGAATCAATTATATATATTCCATATTCTTCTTTTTTTAAAGCTTCTAAAAATGTTCTTATATTACAATAAGCTTCTTCTACAGTATTGGATCTTACTTTTTGTTCCTTAGGCATAATTTCAAATCCATATATTTGATCATCAAAAGTAAATCCAGATTCACAATCATCATAAATCCATTTTAATTTATCTTTATATTTATTTTTAGATGCCGCTAATAATTCACAAGCTAAAAAAGTTTTAAATGTACTTTTATCCCCTACAATATTTATAATTTTTCCTACTCCATAACCTTTTAATATTCCACCACCTACAACTAAATCTAATAAATCACAACCAGTAGGAAAATAATTATTTTTTATTTCTTTTACTTTTTTATTAGTTTTATTTAAAATAGTTTCTTCTATTTGTTTTAATTCTTCTTTAGATTTTCTACCCATTATTTTCTCCTATAAAAAACTATAGGGGATTTTATTTCCCCTATAGTAAAAAGTAATTATTTTTTTAACTTTTTATTTTCTCTTTTACATTCTGCCCAAATATCACAATCATCACAATCATCTTCATACTTATCATTATCTTTTCCAAACTTATGTCCATTAGGACATTTATTAGTATCCTTTTTTACCTTTTCTTTTTTTGTTTCTTCCTTTTTTACAGAAGGTTTCCTTCCCCTCTTTTTAACTGGTTTTACTTCTTCTTCATCATCCTCTTCTTCTTCATCATCCTCTTCTTCTTCATCATCCTCTTCTTCATCATCCTCCTCTTCTTCATCTTCATCTTCTATATCTTCATCATCATCTTCTATATTTTCATTATCCTCTTCATCTTCTTCATCTTCTTCATCTTCCCCATATAAAATCTTTTTTAATTCATCATAAGTATGAACAATTAATAATTCATCAAAAGACACTGTCTTTTTTATAAGTGATTCTTCTATGGGTTCATCTCTTTCAATAAAATCAAAAGATTTAAATTCCATAAAAGTTACTTTCTTTCCATTAATTAAAGAATCTGTATCAGATGCTCTAAATACAATAGTTTTTCCATCATCAATATCTACAAAATCTACTGGTTCCCCATCTTCTCCTTTAAAAAAAGCTTCTTCTATTAATTCTTTTTCAAATAAGAAATGAGAAATATTCCATACTTGTAAAGTATCAGGATCATTTTTTACATCTTGAATATTATAAAAACAAGTTCTCTTTGGCTTTAATGCTCCTGCTTCATCTCTTTTTCCTTCGTTATAATATTGCTGTCTTAATTCACATATAGGACAGGGCTTTCCGTATGTTTCTTTTAAACAAACTACTTGAGCTTGAGTAGGTCCTATATTATTATGGAAGTAAACATCTAACATATAGGATTCATCGCCAACTTTAGCATCATTAGTTTTTACTAAAGGATCATTTTTTGTTTTAATTAAATATGGAATAATATTTATTTTATTTTTTCCTTCCTTAGGCTTATAAAATTTAATATCATCAATTTTCTTCCAATCCATAGCAGAAGATCTACTTCCTGCCCCCCTTTCTCTAGTATCGTATGATTTTTTTAATCTATCCCTTAGAGAATTTGATTTCTTTTTAGCTTTCATTTTTTCTCCTATTTTCCATTATTTGACATTTGGTATTTTCTATAATTTTGTGTAGCTTTATCTAATGCTTTTAAAACATCCTCAGGTTTTTGGTCTTCAGCTACTGTAGCTACAAATCCAATATCTTCAGTTTCATAATTACCTAAATTAAACTTTCTTGAAAAATGTACTTCTGTTATTTTTATATTTTTCATTTACTTCCTCTTATTTAATTTATCCCTTATTACTCTTCCTCCTTTTTCTACACTAGCATTACTTTTTCCAGCATTTGGAGCAGAATAGAATCCTCCTATTAATAATTTAATTTCATTGTCTAGCATAGCTTTTTTATGTTCCATAGCAGATACACTAGCATTTAAAATATTTACTTCATGTTGACATTTCATATAATTTTCTTTAGCCTTTCTAACTTTTTCATCAGCAGCTACTTTTCCAGATATAGAACCTTCTGTTTTCTTTCCCCAGTTAGTTTCATCCCAATTTTCTCTATAATTAGTATCTACTTCCGCAGTGATTAATTTTAAAGAATCTTCAGTATCTAATAAATTATTTTTATATTGAGCTAATTTATTAGTCCAATACCAAAAAATAGAAGGGTGCTTTTCACATTCAACATCTAATTTAAATTTATTTATTTTTATATCTTCTTCAAATGACCTTTCTTCTTTACTCATATTTATTCTTCCTTTTTAAAAATAAAAGGGATTACTCTTATAAAGAAATAACCCCTTAAATAAAATATTTAATTATTCATCCTCTTCATCATCGTCAAAATCATCATCATCAAATTCATCTTCCTCTTCGATATCTTCCTCCTCTTCATCACCGTCATCCGCTATAAAGTCATCATCTTCTAGTGGCTTATCCTTCTTACTAACATACTTCTTCTTTGTCTTTTCTTCCTTTTCCTTTACTACTTCCTTCTTTTCAGTCTTAGACTTCCCCTTAGTCTTAGGCTTTTCTTTAATTTTAGTTTCCTTTACTGGCTTTTCCTTCTTTGTTTCTGCTTTAGCTGCCTTCTTTTCAGCCTTTTCCTTTTCAAAAGCAGCAGCTACCTTTTTAGCTTCAGAAATAATAGAAATACATTGCTTAGGCTTAAAATCTGTTCCTTTTCTTCCTCGGGGAAGTTCAAAGCCCTTGTTCTTTGCAGCTTGTCTAATAAAGGCTACATCCACTCCAGAATCTTCTGCCATCTCCCTACAAGTCATAATATATTCTCCTATAAAAAAATTATCTATTCATACGAATAGTTTTTAATTAGATAAAATTACTTCGCCTTTAAACGGAGTATTTTTAAATTTATTCATATCCCAACCATTAGAATAATAACCAATATAATAACTATAACCTAAATCAAAAGATGAATCACAATCAATTACTTTATCTTTATTTAAAGATACTATAGTTCCAACTCCAGGACCTACAAAAAAAACAATAAAATGATCATCTTCTTTTGATTGAAGTAATACTGGAACTTTTAATTTATCTTCTTTTTCTTCATCTAATTTAACTATACTTTTCATTTATTTATTCTCCTTACTTATATATTATATAGTATCTCTCTATAATATTGCATTAAAACTGTTTAAAATAATACCAAATTTACCAGTATTATATGTATTTTCTTTAAAACAATCCATTACTACAGCAGCCCTTTCATTTCTACTTTTTAATAATACGGCTGACATATAACCTAATATAATATATCTAACTGTTTCCGGTTCATCTAATTTATTATTTTCCTTCAATTTTCTTAATACTTCTGAAACATCTCCCCATTTACTTTTTATATTTAATAATACTCTACATAATTCTATTATTTCTGGATCATCATCAATATTAGTATTACTATTTAAATATTTTAATTGGTCTTTTTCTTTTTCTATTTCAATAATACTTTCTAATAATACTAAGGACTTTCTAGGACTTCCATCAGCTTTTTCTGCTATAGTTTCTATAACTTCATCTGATATTTTTACTTTTTCTAATTTACATACTCTTTTTATAACTAATATTAATTCTTCTATTTTTAATTGTTTAAACTTTATTTCTGTACTTCTATTCCTAATTGTATTTATTATTTTATTAGGTTCTGTAGTACATATAAAAAAGTAACAATGTTCTGGAGTATCTTCTAAAGCTTTTAATATAGCATTCATAAAATTATTATTAAGTTTATGAGCTTCATCTAAAATAAAAACAGTAGAATTTCCATCTGTAGGAGAATACCTCATTTGATCTATAATTTGTCTAGCTGTATCAATTCCTCTATCTGATGAAGAATTAATTTCATTAATAGATAATTCTCCAGCATTTAAAATATATTTAGCCATTATTCTAGCAACTGTAGTTTTACCACATCCAGA